CCCTCTCCAACTTTAGCCATAGCATAGACAGACTTGGTGAACTTAATACCATTGGTCGTCTTAACTTCTGACCATGTGCCTGTAGCAACAACACCATCTTTACTACGGATGGTAAGTTGGTCAGCTACGGAGCGAACCTCATTTGACCAGAGGCCACCCTTGCGATCATCCCAACCCTTAGCAGTGTTGAGTTGATCCAGGACAATGAAGGCTGTGCTGGAAGGGAGGGTGCAGGACTTCTTATTTTCTTTATCGTAAAACTCCCATGCGGAAGCTTGAGTATCCCAACCGAGATACTTGGTTGCTGGGTTCGAGGAACCTTGGCTATTTGATCTTGTTCTTGACATAATTATTATTGGGTTAAGTTGATTGATCGGAAGAGTTTCAGAAACCTAGTAATAGGTCAAGACTTTTTTTCAGCAAATGTGTGTTTTTTATGGCAGGCTACGCAGAGGATTCTCATGTCTCCGTAGATTAGGTCGTGGTAGTAGTCACCGAGGGTGTCCTTGATGTCTGTCATTGGTGTGATGCCGTGGATATGGTCAACCTCATAGACACTTTTCTCTCGCTTCTCTAGGGTGCCGTCCCTCTTGATGCGCTTCTCCTTTTCGGAAACTCCCATCTCCCTGCCGCAGTCTGCACAGGTGACAGCGAACCATCCCCGGCCAGTCTTGGGGTTAGTCCCCCTGTGCCTTATGGCTTGGATGAAGCGTTTGCGTGAGGTGTTGCGCCAGATTGGACGCAGGGCTGACTTGAGTAGTGTCCGCATCTTACCGTCGGTTATTCCTATGATTGGATTGATTTCCCCTCTAGCCATGTTGTGTTAAATCCTCTTCGGTTGGAAAGTAAGGAGGTTCTGGCTCGTCTATCTGTGCTAGAAAGTTGGTGGTATCTTTCCCCATACGTTCGTGCGCTCCGATGAGGAGCTTGCGGTATGCCTTGAACTCTGGTGCGTTGGGATGGTTCAAGCAAAAATACATTGCCCTCCCCATCACGTCCAGGGCTTCAAGCATTGTGTCTGCATATTGTCGTGCTTCGTCTAGGTCTGTGTTCATAGTTCTGTTAGTAATTAGATTAATCCTTCTGAGAGAATGTTGAATGCCTGTTCCGCTTCCGCCTGTCCATGGAATCGGTGAAGGTCGTCACCGTATTGCTCGCTAACGGCATCATAAAGCTCTTGCCAATCGTGACCTAGGTGTTTCGCGCTAAGTCCAAAACCCTTTCCGTTCGCGATGTTCCCGAAAGTTGAGCAGGTATATTTGCCACACTCGCTTGTCCAGAATGGTTCGCTTTCAATGTCCCATTTGTGATTGTTCCCTATCATATTAGTCCTTCTGAGAGAATAGAGAATGCCATTGCTGCACATTGCGGAACCTGCCCATTGCCGATGGCTTTAAATCTTTTAGCCCTGTCCACCCTATCGGCCATCCCATCATCCATTCGGGCAACTTCGGAGATGGAATCTTCCCAAAATCCTTCGCGCACCTCCTGGGAACACTTTCGTCCCGCCCACTCTTGGCGACTTTTTCCGGGTTGCCGCTGTCTTTCCAGTCCCTTGCGAGCGGCGTAGGCCAAGACCCACATTCTGTCTCGCTTATGTGGCGCACCGACATCCCTAGCTCCGAGCACTCCCCATCGAGCATTATACCCCAACGCGGCCAAGTCTTCGAGGACAACTCCAAGTCCCCTAGTGCGAAGCAAAGGTGAGTTTTCGGCAAAGACAAAGCGAGGCCGCATCTCTCCAATGAGTCTCGCATATTCCTTCCAAAGTCCCGAACGCTCTCCGCTAATTCCTGCTCCTTTACCTGCCGCACTGATGTCCTGACATGGGAATCCTCCGCAAAGAACATCAACTGTTCCTCTCCAGGGTGTTCCGTCGAGTGTGCATACGTCGTCCCAGATTGGGAAGTTTGGCAAGTGTCCGTCTCGTTGTCTGGCGAGGAGGACATCTCTTGGGTAGGGTTCGATTTCGCACGCTCCAATCGGATTGTGTCCAAGTAAGAGGTCAGCGAGAATGCCGCCTCCTGCCCCACTGAACAAATGAAATGTGTTGAGTCTAGTTCTTGTATTGTATGCCATGCCATTATATGTTTTGTTTTATTATTGTATTTCTTTAACTTCTAAGACTTCTACCGAAACTCCAGAGCGAGTCAATCTAAATCCCTTCTTTTCTGTCCCTGTGCATAACAGCTTGAGGGCAGATTGTGGATCGTGTGCAAACTTTAATGCTGTGCAAGGATCAGGCATATCCCGTCTGGTATACTTAATTTTGTAACAGGGCATATTAATAGAACCTCCCTACGTGATTCTTAAAGATGAACTTCCCCTTCTGATCTCGATCCCCCTCACGCTGCTTCGCTATATTGTATTTGATAGAGACATAGGATCCATGCACTGGGTCGTGCCGCTTGGCTTCGTCCACGTCTGCACCATCTGGCCACAGCAGGAGGATGATGTCCGCATCATTTTCAATATCCCCGGAATCCTTTAGGTCGTAGAGGGTTAAGCCTGTCTCACGTTTGGCTCCCTCACGATTGACTTGTGCGAGCAGGAACACTGGTAGGTCTAGTTCCATAGCCATGAGCTTGATCTGGTGGGAAACCTCTGCAATGCCATCGTGCTTCTTGAGCTTAGAGTTCCACGGGACTAGCTGTAGGTAGTCAATTACAATCCACTCAATGCCATACTTACGTTTATACATACGAGCCTTGGCACGTAGTTCGTCTACGCTACGGACGTAGTGGTTGGTATAGACTGGAGCTTCCGACATCTTATCCGTAGCTTCCCAGACACGCTTCTGATGCTCTGGCTTCATCACGCCATCACGCATTTGCTTGAGAGGGACGGCGGCACAGGTTTGAATCATACGGTTGGCTAGTGACTTGGCCTGCATCTCGAAGGAGAAGTAAAGGCCTGGTATTTTATGTGTCACTGCATTCTGTAGCACGATGTTAAGGGCTAGTGCTGTCTTACCACATGAGGTTGGAGCTGCTATAACCATCACCTCACCATTGGCAATGCCACCAGCGGTGAGCTTCTCGTCAATCTGAGCAATGCGTGTAGGCACGGACTTCACTTCGTAGGTGCCATTGATCATGGCCTTGAAGTCTTCACGTAGGGACTCGGCTGCCGTCTGGATGTGGCCATCGTCCGACTGTGAGACATCTTGTAGGGACTGGAGGTTAGACTCAAGGGAGGAGCTAATCTTATCAGCATCTTCCTCTTGGCTGTAGGCCTGCTCTGCTGCTAGCTGTGAGTGGCGGATGATCTCCCGTAGCTTGGCCTTCTCCTTCACCACCTCGGCATAGTATTTAGCCTGCAATGGTGTGTCTACGGCCTCCTGTATGCTGTATATGGCGGTCAATCCACCTACGGTATCTTCGTCCCCCTGCTTACGTAACTGCTCTAGAAGGGCAACCTCGTCCAAGGAAACACCCCTAGAGACTAGGGATGCTATAGTGGCGAAGAGGATTTGATTGCGTTGCACATAAAAGTCTGTAGGTGCTACGATCTGGGACACTTCGTCATAGATAGAGCCATCTTCTTTGAGAAGGCATGATGCTACGACTGCGGTTTCAGCCTCTGGGCTGTGTGGTTTTGTTTTGTTTATCATGTTTTAGTTTATATTTTCCCCTCGTCGTAGGCGTCATAGACAGCTTGCGCTTCCATAGACTGGTCATTGTCTGCCCAGTCAAAGTAGGCAAGCTCCCCTCCCCACTCGTCCGTCACGCAGACAACCCCTGGAACCTCTGGTTGCGCCCAATCAATCTGGACATTGAGCCACACGTGGTGATCCTCGGTGTCTTCAAATAGTATGCTGTGGTGCGTAGTCTTCATAGTTCCGTAAGTTTATACTTCTTACCATCCACCTCTACGACTTTACCAGCACACGATTGGCTACGTGATGTGCCTTCTTTGTAGCCAGAAGAGTCCTCGTAGTAAGTTTCGTTACCATTTGAATCGTATTCCCGACTACTGCTGAATCCATCGCTGTTCTCGTAGTAGGTTACGTTGCCTTTAGCATCGTATTCCCGCCTCCACAAATATCCACGACTGGTTTCGTAGTATGTCAGGTTGCCATTGCTATCTCTAATATCGACAGGGAAGGCGAAATCAATCCCTAGTTCTTTGTATATTTCGCTTAGTTTTTTCATAGTATTATAGTTTTGATTACTGATCCCACTGGGCAAACTGCCTAGCAAGCTGAGGGTCGCCACCGAAGTGTCTAGCCCCACGGATTGAAATGGCCTTTGCATTTTCAGTTTGCTGGGCTTCTGTTTCACGCTGAGTTTGTTCTAACTTTGGTTCGTTCTCCACGGTCTAAACCTTCCTTTCCATTAAATCCATGCAGAAGTTGATGGCCTCAGACAAAGCCCCTTTCCCGAATGGGTAGCTGACTAGCGGTGCTCGGTCGTCCTCACGGGTCAACTCAATAGCCTTGTCACCATCCATATCGAAGGTGTAGTCAATCTCAATCCTGTGGTTCTCCAGCCATGCTAGAAGAACTTCCGCAGGGCGTGGGACATTACGGAGGTCGGGGACATAATATTCATCACCGTGAGAAAGCTCTCCCACGTAGCAGTCCTGAAGGCGGCCATTAGGCTGCACCACTTGGACGATTGTGCTTTGTTCCAGTTGCCAATGTGGGCCACGTGGATAGGTCGATGTTTTTAATACGCTCATATGTTTTATTGGTTTATGTTTTGGTTTATGGTTTAGTCTTCGATGATGCGACTTAAGTGTTTCTCTGCAAGAGAAAAAGCACTGGTAAATCCTTTTCTGCAAACTCTCTGCCCCTTGTCTTCATGCTTCAGGGCTAGGAGAGGGAACAGGGTGTGGCAAAGCTGGAGGGCATTAGAAGCATCCATTGCCCTGAGCCTAGCGTCTGCCAGTTGGTCGCGGCAAGCGATAAGCTCGTCCCACATGCGTTCATATTCTTCTCGGTCGATTGGTTGTTCTGTTGGTTGCATTAGTTTATGTATATTAGTGATGATAGGTAAAGGCCAGTGGCGGTTCCGATTGTAGCCCCAAGGCAGTAACTGAGACGCTCTGACCAACAACCTAATGCTGATCTGATGTTGAATGTCCAGACTAAACTGATTAAAAAGCCAACAATAATTGCTCCGACGATGTGTCGATTTGCTATCTGGTAGGTGTTCATGGCCACGAGAGCTACTTGTAGCCAGCCAGTAAATGCTGCCTTGTAGTTATTCATCTGCTCCAATCTCGCAACTCTCCCCACAAGCTGATCCTGTATCCAGGAAAACATCGTAGCTTGCTTGGCTGAACATTTGGGTTTGGTCTTGGTCACGGTAAGGCTCAAAGTTTCCCTCTCTCGCCATCTTAATAATGTCTACGGTAGTCATGTTTTTTCGGAACATTTGACGGCTCATGTTTGGGTCGTTGGTCGTTGTGATATGACTATACTTTTCTTCCATCTTTCGAGGGAAGTCAAAGATGCTTTCATCGTCTTGAGCTAGTGTTAAAAGTTTACGCATGGACTTCTTCCAGCACCAGACACAGTTCCCATAGTGTTCGCCCTTCAAGTCTAAGTCAAAAGGCCAAGACGCACATTCAGCCTTCACATCTTCCTTTGTCCATCCTGCATCGACTAGCGGATAGACAAACTTCAACTTCTCTCGGTTGGTAGAGACCCTATCAACTTCGTCGGCTCTGATTCCGATTGCAATCCAGAACTCACCCCACTTCCACCCAAGAACGGACTTCAAGTAGTCCTTAATTGGAAGTTCCTTCGTATCCCTAGTGCAATGAAGCCAGCCTGGGCCTGGTAGTCCATGCTTCGCAAAGTCAGCTTCCATTGGCTCGCCGTAGCGAGAAGCGGTCTCGTAATCCACAACCTTGTGCCTGATCCCCTTCCCCTTCTCAGGATTGACTACAGCTTCAATCCACACAACCCCCCATCCGAAGTGCTTATCGCATTTGTTCACGAAGTCTAAGGTGTTCTCATGTTCGCAGCCTGTGTTGGCAAAGGTTATTGCGATGTCGTGCGTGTCCTTGAACTTTTCCACGCAGAGCTTGGTCATAACGGCAGAGGTTCTCCCTCCACTAAAGGATATTGCTAGTTTTGGTTTCATGTTTTGTTCAGTTTATTGATGGAATGGTTTTAACTATGGAAGCGATTAGGTCGTTGGCTAGTAGTTCCTCTGGCATATCAGCCCTCCATATTGAAACTAGATACAAGGTCTCATAGAAGCGGTCAAGGTCAATCTCTTCTTTTTCGTAAATATATTTGGCCATCTCTGGAACACTCTGTAAGTCCATGATGCTTCTATACTTCTTGATTAGCTTATTAGCCTTGACGGGGCCAATCCCCTCCATGCCCCTAATGCCATCGGTTGAGTCTCCAGTGAGCAGTTGGACAAGCCAATGGTGATCTGCCTCCTCCTGTGAGACGTAGGTAGGCCATGCGTCCTTGTTCCAATTGTAGTGCCAGCCCGGAACCCCCAACATATCTTTGTCTATGCTGCATAGGATTGGGTTTTCAATTCTGCCGTTGGTAAGCATGATGCCTAAGAGGTCGTCTGCCTCTATTTGATCGTGCCACTTGAACCGCTTGGCTCCGTAGGTTGCCTGAATCTCCATGTATAAGTCTCTGTAGAGAGGTGGTTTCGGAGGTCTTCCAGCTTTATAAGTTTCTGGGTATAAGCGTTTTCTAAAATTGTCTGTTCCTGAGACAACTAGGTAGTAGTTAGATGCTTGGCAACCGTCCACCACTTCGCGTATAGAGAGGTTGGTCATGCTTACTAAGTCTCTTAGACTTGTTCCTTCCGCTTCAGCTTTGGCAGCGTTGCGGTATAGGATGAGTTCTAAATCTATGAGGGCTGTTCTGGTATCTTTTTGTTTATTCATATGTTAGGTTATGGTTTGATGTAACCAGTGGTTATGTCTAGGTTACGTCTAGGTTATGTCTAGGTTACACGGGCGATCAGTAGAAAGTTGCGAGAGCGATGGCGTTTAGTCAACAAAAATCTTTAGACTCGATCAAAAACTAGAATGTATCGTGCAGCGTGTGTGACCGTCTTAAACGGACACAGCTTCGCCTTTCGGCAAAAAGCTGCATCCGTTCAAACCTTAGACTCAAAAACTGAGAATTGTAGAGCGATTGCTTAGACCTAATCCTCAAAGCGCGGCTGGGTGTGTCCGAGTATCACCGCTTGGATTAGGCGCTCCTAGGGTTACCCCTAAGACTTTTTGGTAGGATTCATGCAACTGTCAGCCCTACCAACCCATGACCACAGAGGGCGCTCATAAGTCTCCCGACTGCTTTCCCTGGTGGTATCCCTATGACGTGGGTCTTCCGTCATCGTAGCCGCTTTGCGCGGCGGGAGTCGTGATTCCGTCCGCAACGATGATAAACTGTAAAGGTTTCAGCAAAAAGGCCGATCCCCAGTCAGAGTAGGAATCGGCCTTAAAATGCTTGCGAACAAGCGGGGAAAGTCTGGTTCCGTCTCTGACACGGTTAGGCATTTCTGCCTATAATTAAGTGTATAAATACCATTATATATGATATGTCAAGTCTCTTTCTTCGTGATAGTTTCTGCCCATTCACGGATCAGCCCAAGGATATCCTCCTTGCTGGCCGTCCTCAGCCCCATGGCCATGTGTTTCATAGGCACACAAACTTGTGCCCACTCCCTGAATGAGCGGTAATAGCGTTCAGTTGTCTCCAAATCTGGCTGGCTCATGGTATATAGTTCCCCTGTTCGTCTATGTTGTTTATGATCTGCGACAGAATAGCCCCTGTATCGCACGAGGATTGCCTAGAAGGGCTTTGCAGTTCCTCCGAGACACCCACCACCTCCAGCAAATGATAAGCCGTGGTGAGCCTCTGAGGGCTTAGTTCCGGGAAGTCCTCCTTAAATTGTGATATTGTTCTCATGGTTTTTTATTGGTTCAGGTTTTACGCCTTGCAATGTTTGGAAGGCCAAGCCTCCCCCGTGCGGCGTGATATTGGTCTTCTGTTATTTCTGGATATTTGTCAAGGGCTTTTTTGAGGGTGCCGAGCCTCCTAGCTTCGAGATTTACCTTTTTAGCAATGGCGTTCAGCTTGGCCTGATTCAACCTCTGCTCCCTCGCCCTGTCTGGGGCTACGTATAGCCCCCGTCGAATGGCTAAAGCTCTCAGGGTGTCTGGATTCCACGGTGTCCCCTCGGCGGCCTTACTCCAGGGAAGCCCTTGCGCCCTTCGCTTCATGGCTAGGGCTAAGAACTTCTTTTCCTTCTTAGGACAATCGACAACCGCCTTGTTGGTGGGCTCTCGCTTATAGTCAGAAGCATCTCCCGCCTTCATAAGCAGCTCGATTTTTTCTCTCATGGACTCTAAGAATTCGACGGCACTTGTCGCCCGACTTGTTGAAACGGTTTCCATCATTTGGCCAGCCCCTCCATGTCTGCGATTGCTGAGTCGTATTTGTCCCGTTGCATGGCTAGTCTCACGCTATTGATTGCCAATCGTGTGCCCAGATAAAGCCCCCGGTGCATAGCCGCCGACCTCTCAAAGCCCGCCCGCCGTTCTTTCCTGTATTCTCTTAGGTGCTCTGCTGCACGTTCGCGCAACGCCCTATGCGTGTCTTGTATGTGTTTATTCATAATTTCCCTATAGTTTACTGTTTTATTTTCTTAGATGTTAAGTGCCAAAGGTTGCAAACTTCGCAACGATATACCCGAAGCGGCAAGCTTCCCCCTCTTCGTCTCTTTCTCTTTATCCTTTCTGCCATTGACGGAGAAGGGTAAGAAAGTTTGCCCCTACATGTGGGAAATTCTCTTCTTTCATCCTTAACCATTGCGCCATCTAACTCAGCTTGGATTTTTATATCTTCCAGCCCCCTTACAGTCGTATCGACTGGATCCATCCCTAGGGACGAAAAAACGTCATTAAGCTTGGATAGCTTCCCTTTTCTTTTACTCATAGTGTTTTTATAGTTTGAGGTTAATTAGGGCCGCCATTCTTTCGACGGCTTCTTTTTGTGTATCATACCCAGCCCCTTGTGCAAGCTCAAACGCCTCTTTTTCTGTCATATTTTCGCTTGTCTCTGGAAGGGCTTCCTCTTCAGCCATGCTTTCTAGCCAGTCCGCCGCATCTATTCTCTTACTGCGCCACATGCTAAAACCTCCCTGTTAGATATTCAACAATTAGCGAGAGCGCAATGCAAACCCCGGCACCTAGGCCACAGCATAAGACTGTCACGGCTGAGTAGTAGTTTCGCTCGCTATAGATGCCGATTTCTTCTATTTCTTCTTTTGTCTTTTTCATATGGTTTCCCTTTCTTTGTAAGCCACAGTGTGGCTTTGGTTTGTTTATATATTTTCCAAGTTTCTCTCTTCAGTCGGAACCCTCACCCTTCCGAGTGCCTGTGGTTTGTCCCATATCACGAACGGAACCGTTGACCTGTTCTCACACTTTCCCGTGGCCACCTCTAACGAAATCTGCGATCCAGTTAACGCCAAGGCTAGACAGCTTGGACAAGGATTCAATATCTTGCTTTGTGTATTGGTGAGATATTTTACGCATAGCAGATTTTATTTCATCTTGGTTTTTCCAGTCTTTGAGATTGGATCGACCCGCCAGCACTGTTATTGCCAGTTTTATTGATTCGTTGCTTTCTGTGTATTTCATATGTTTGTTCCCTTTCTTTACGTTTAAATGCCCCTTAAAGGGCTTGTTAGTTTGATTTGATGCTAGGCTATGCCCTGCACCCTTAAAGCCCGCCTAGGCCGTCTCACGGGCCACAGGCAGGCTGCTAGGCTCTTATGCTTAGGGCTATGCCGCAAGCACTTGTTCAATATGTTTCGCGATGTTATAGCTCTGAAAAACTATTCCACCCCCAAACCATTTGGCGCGATACTTAACCCCTCCGACCGTTCGGGCTTTCTGTAGTGCCTTCTCAAACATTAACTCAGTGCTAAAGGTTAGAGTGCTTCGCGCGTGTGCTTCCGCTTGCGCCGCTTCGCATTCTTCATCCGTGAGCAAGTTTAGAAAATGCACAACCCATCGCGGGTTTCCGTTTGAATCATTGTCAACCCTATAAACTGTTACTTCGTGGCCGTTTACGTTGATTGTTTCTTCGTTTGTATATACTTTCATTGTTTCTGATCCTTTGTTTCGTGTTTAGTTTATGTTTGTGCCTAGTCCTTGAATAGGTCTAATGCGATAAAGAAGGCCGCCGCCAAGCTTGGCAAGCTAAAAATTAAGAGAATTGCGAATTTTATAATGTTTTCCATAGGTTTCCCTTCTGTTTTAGACGTTTACCATTGAGCCAGCATCCCACGTAAAGGGCACGCTTAAATCAATTACTTGTATTCTACAGTCACTGCAACCGTGTTTGCTCTCTAATGAGCGCACAACGCTTTCAGCTTGAGCTTGGCTATTGATACCCGCCTTTTCACTGACAAGTAAATTTTCAATTTTTGAGTTAGGGGCCTTTCCCCATATTACATACTCCTTCACGATGTTTTCTTTCTGTTTTTAGGTTTAAGCATTAAGTTCACGAAGCCGCGCCGCCTTAGGTGAAGCAATAAGCCCTGTCTTTTTATTTGGAATGCGCCTTGTCTTATAGCCCGCTTGTTTCAACTGATAGAGCGTGCTATCTAATTGACTTAGATTTATTGTCCCGCTCCCCATAGTTTCAACTATTGTCTTATATGGGCTAAGGCCATCGTTGCTGTTGACGTAAAACGTAGCGAAAAGCCCGTCTATTTTATAGGTTAAGTCTATCATAAGGTTTTATTTTGTTTTCATTTATGCTCCATCACTATTTACACGGGCTTTGGACCGTCGCTGATTTGCGGCTAGTTTAAGCGCGGCACTAGGCCGCTTAGGGTTTAAGAGTTTACTACTAGGCGGCAAATATAGCCATTGCCCTTGCGTATAACTTGCGTATGGTAGCCAATGGAAGGGTTTCGCCATTGATTGGCCAGTGCTGTTGCTTTTTCTTTCGTGGTAACGTGTCCGACTGTGGTATCTAAGGTTCTCATTTGTTCTCTTTCTGTTTTTAGGTTTATGTCTTATGCAAAAATTGCCACTTCTTCTCCACTTGCTTCCCGGATCGCAAAAGAAGCTTTTTCTAAATTTACGCCATACCGATGGCAATCTTCTTTATACTCAGCTATTGCCTCTTCTGCGCTGTTGGCGTCATACCAATCGCAAAAATCAGCAAATGCTTTTGAGTTTGTTATTGTTTCAATTCTGTAGGTTTTCATAAGTTTGTTTTTTGGTTTTATTCTTAGGCAAGAAGGCCTTTGATAAGACAGATAGAAAAGGCTTTGTTTGAACGCGTCAATACTTTTTTTGAGTTTTTTTGATTTTTTTTCAATGGCCTTATTTAACGTCAAGTTACTTTTATATATAAGGCCTAAAGAATACGTCTAAAGAATACGTCTAAAGAATACGTCACCAGAATATATCCCACGAAAAAGAAAAAGAAAAGCTATTCGCGCAAAGTATCCCTAGACTGATCCCCTAAACGTGCAACCCGGTAGGGTTTATTATATATATATTACGGGTAAAGATTCTTTACTCTGGGGGTAAACCTAGTAGTGAACAAACACACACTAGTGAACACTTGAGCACCGTGGGGGGAGGGGGTCGCCAAGCAGCAGGCTGTCTGGGTATATATATATAAAACCCCCCTCTAAAAAAATATGTCTGTATTGGCCTTTTTGTAGGGATAATATATGTATATATTACGGGTAAAGAATCTTTACTCTGGGCTTGACATTTGTATGGTTTAGTCTAAACAAGTTTCTATGAAATCATTATTAGACGGAGGAGTTGAGTGGAAGTATAACAATGAGTGGGACTGGGAGGAGTCTATGCCTATATGGGAGGATTCTGAGTTGTGTGCTGCTGCTAAGGGGGTATGGGCGTATATGAGGTCTAGGCCACATGGTTGGGACTTTAGTGCTGAGCGTATAGGGAGGGCTTTGGGAATGAGTAAGCCTACGGCGTTGAAGCACATGAAGGAACTGGAGGTTAGGGGGTATTTGTATGGTAGGAGGGTTAAGAACAGGAGGATGGAGTATTCATTGTCTTCTAGCCCGCATGAGCGTCCTTTCAGGGTTGAGGTTGATAAGCGGGGGCATTTCCCTAAGCCTAAGAACGTGGAGTATGTGGAGGGGAAGGGGGCTGTAACCCCTACGTTGAAGGAGGCTGTTGAGTATTTGGCTTTAGCGTATAGTGCGTATGGTCATATAAGTCCTAGTGTGATTGAGGATATGCTTACGAAGAGGGCTGAGTGGGGGACATATAGTGATTTGAATGATTGGATGGTGGCTAATAGGGAATTGATCTGTAGCTACTTTGGGATCAGGGGGTTGACAAGTTTCTAAAAATATGCTTGTGTATGTGGATGGACGAACAAGAACTGGAGGCTATTGATAAGGCTAGGGACATTTTGGGGGAGTTCTTTGGTAACTTTGCCTTCTGTGTTGTGGGTGAGGATGGTGAGTTATTCTATGACTACAGGGATCGGTTTGTAGGGAAGGCTTTGTTTGTGGCTGCTGTCGAGGATATGGAGAGCGGTTGTGGTGGTGACGACTGGCTGGACTGGCCAGAAGACGACGATGATGATTATCAGGAAGTTCTATGAGTGATAATAAAGAACAATTAGCTTTAATGCACAATGCTCTAGGCAAGCTATTGCTTGAGGAGCAGGAACGTATGGCTCCCCATGCCATTGTAAACAAAGACCCAGAGAGGTGGCTGAATGCTGCAACTATGTTTCTACATGGGGCTGGGGTGTTTGAGGTTAGGGAGAAGTTCAACCTGCACAATGATGCTGCACGTAGGATCAATGGTTTGGTTAAAACCTCCGAGGAGTGTAAGTTGTTTATGCGGGAGCGTGCCATGAGCCTAGCCAATACGATTGAGGACATTAGCTTGATTGGGGATAAGATTGCAGCCACGTTTCTAGACGGCTCAGAGGCCGCACAAGCGAAGATTGATTCCGCCGAGACCAAAGACCTAACCAACCTTGCCTTGGCTCAGGAGAAGCTTTACAGGACGTTCAGCAACGTCACTGGTAACAATGTGCAGAAGATTGAGGTTCGCCATATAACGACACCAGAGGAAGCACAGGATTTGATTAACTCATTGCCAGAGGCAGACGTAGAGGGAGTTATGGACGTATGAAAACCAATGAAGTCAAGAAACAAGATAAGGAGGTTCCAGTCCGTCTTAGAGACGAAACACTAGAATGCCTTACGTGGTGGTCAAATCCCAATGATGCTCCAGTATATTTTAATAATGAGATAGCCACAGAGCTACGCAAAGATAAGGCCCGGCTAGACTGGCTGCTTAAAAATTGCTTAATCAAAGAATTTGATTTGGGGTGGGTGCACGACAGCAGGGAGATGATTGACGAGGCAATGGACATATGATTAAAAGTGAAGACATAGAATTCAATAACGTATGCGTTAAAGTATTCAACGAGGACTGCCTAAATGTGCTGCGCGAGATGCCAAGTAACAGCGTAGATTCTATTGTCTCTGATCCACCCTACGGCATTAGTTTCATGGCTAAGAAATGGGATTACGATGTGCCTAGCGTGGAGGTCTGGAAGGAAGCTATGCGAGTGCTGAAGCCTGGAGGTCATGCCTTGATTGCCTGCGGGACACGGACGCAGCATCGGATGGTGGTTAATATCGAGGATGCAGGTTTTGAGATTCGTGACGTGGTGTCTTGGATTTACGGCTCAGGATTCCCTAAGTCGCTGAATATCAGCAAGGCTATTGACAAGGCGGCGGGGGCAGAGCGTGAGGTGGTTGAGTGGAAGAAAAGTGGCGGTGGCAGGACGACAGCAGCAAATCCGATGGATAGAAATGCGGGAAAGACGAATAGCCATGATCCCGTCACTGCCCCAGCCACCAAAGCCGCCCAGCAGTGGGACGGATGGGGCACGGCTCTCAAGCCAGCGTGTGAGTTCTTCACCTTATGCCGCAAGCCCCTCTCAGAAAAGACGGTGGCAGAGAACGTGCTGAAGTGGGGGACTGGCGGGATCAATATTGATGGGTGTCGAGTGGGGACGGAGACGATTACTCAGACCAGAACAAAGATGAAGACATGGCGAGAGTCTGAGGGCAGAACCGATATTCCTGATTCAGCAGACAATTCACAAACCCAAACCCAAGGTCGCTTCCCAGCCAACCTAATCCACTCGGGCGAGCAGGAGGTGCTGGAGCTGTTTCCTGAGACGGGGAAAAGCGGAACAGCAGTAAGGAGAAACGGCAATGCTTCAAAGGGACTTTTCCCCGTTGCAATCAAAGAAGGAAGTAGGGATGTAGGCTTCAACGACAGCGGCTCCGCAGCCCGCTTCTTCTACACGCCCAAGGCAAGCAAGAAGGATCGCAACGAGGGCTGTGACGAGCTAGAGAAAGGCAACAATCATGCCACCGTCAAACCAACAGCTCTAATGTCCTACCTATGCCGCCTCATCACCCCTACAGGTGGCGTTGTCCTAGACCCTTATATGGGGTCAGGTTCTACTGGCAAGGCTGCTGTGCGCGAAGGATTTAGCTTTGTTGGCATAGAGCTAGACCCAGACTACTACGAAATCTGTAAGGCAAGGATTATTATATAATGGCTAACTGGTCGCACCACCCAATCCTCAAGGTTCCAACCAGAGGGCAGCTACAGAAGCTGCTAGCGGAGAAGGGGGCGCAGGCTGTCCATGATGTATGGAAGGCTAGAGAGGATGCTATATCCCTGTCCAATACTGACCCATTGAATCATGGCTTTCCTTTGCCACACTGGGAGAAGGCTGACGAACTACTAGCTAAGTATGACACGTTGTTTGCTAGTGGTGGTAACAGATCGTCTAAGACTGAGTATGGGGCTAGGAGTGTGGTCAAGGCTGCCATAGCTAATCCGAACGCTGAGATTGTATGCTTTGCCCAAGACCATGATGCCTCTGTGCGTATTCAGCAGAAAGCCATCTTCCGCTACCTACCACCAGAGTTTAAGCAGAAGCAGAAGGGGCAGGTTGAGTATTTGAACTATACGGCTAAGAATGGATTTACTGGTGACTCATTGATCCTGCCTAATGGTTCTGCGATATACTTCCACACCTACTCTCAGTTCATTAGTAACCGAACTAAGTTTGAAGGTTATGAGACTGGTTCTCTAACACCAAACTGGGTGAACATAGGTGTATGGTTGGACGAGTATCTGGAGGATGGGGATTTGGTGGAGACGTTCCGCTTCCGTCTAGCCACACGTAACTCTAAGATGCTGCTGACCTTCACTCCCATTGATGGTTACACACCATTCGTAGCAGAGTTCCTGAAGAACGCAGAGACGATGGAGACTAGGGATGCAGAGCTACTAGGAGGGGAAGAAGTTCCATTTGTTCAATACAGTCCAAACAAAGAGGCTGGCATCATCTATTTCCACTCTATCCTAAACCCATTCGGTGGATATGAACGGATAGCGAAGGAACTGAAGAACGACTCTAGGGAAGTTATTATGACTCGTGCCTACGGCATACCAGTGAAGTCAATGAATACATTGTTCCCAGACTTTAGCACATCTGTGCATTGCATTGATAAACTCCCCACCATTACCAAGGAGACGCATACGGTCTACCAAGTGGTTGACCCTGCTGGAGCTAGGAACTATGTAGCCATCTGGGCTGCTGTGGATAAGAAGGGGTATGTAACCATACTAAGGGAGTGGCCAGACCGTGACAGCTACGGAGAGTGGGCAGTGTTCGGAGATCCGAAGTGGAAGTTTGGCCCTGCGTCTAAGAAGCTAGGCTACGACATACAGTCCTACGTGGACGAGTTTACAATGATTGAGAAGGAGATGGGGGTTCAGGTCTTTGAGCGTATAGGAGACTCCAGATACTTTGCCAGAGAGAATGAGGACAATGCTGACCTGTTTGAAAGCTTCGCAGACAAGGGGATGTTCTTCGTCCCCTCCAATGGCACCGACATTGACACAGGCATCAGTGCCCTAGACGCATGGATGAAGTATAACAAGAACCTGCCCGTGGACGAGGCTAACCGACCAATCCTAAACATCCATAGCTCCTGCGGGAACCTGATCCACTCCCTAGTCAACTGGGGGCATAAGGGGAAGGCAGACGAACCACTGAAGGACTTCGTGGACGTAATCAGATATTTAGCAACACACAATGATGGATATGGCCCAGACTTCGTGTCTGACGCTAGCTTTCAAACAACGATGAGAAATAAGGGAGGTTATTAACATGGCAAAGAGAAAACTAACACAACTGGCTGAGGACTACGGCAAATCATTTGAGGAGCTTTATGAGTTAGCCGTCAACAACTTCGAGGAGGATATGCTGTCTGGTCGAGGTCGTAACACATGGGTAGATGAACGAGGTCAAGACCTGCTGGATGATATGATAGCTATGCCGCTTGAAGACTGCGGTAAGATTTATCGTGGCAAGGTTTTATCTGAGTGTCCGAACAAGCATTACGTTATGGTTCATCACCGAGACAGGGGTTGCAAAGTTCCTGTAAAAATCAATAAGCGCCTGATCGGAAAACTATTGAACAAGGTGATATACTTTTCGGAAAATGAGGCCGCAGACAATAAAACATACACATGGGTAAAGCGATAGTTGCATTATATGTTACACTAAATATTTAATATGCCCGACGATTCTAACTTTGAGGAGCTTACCTACGTAAGCAAGGAACCCAACGTCAAGTCTTTACGATATGCCTACGACCAAACAGTTGTAGAGCTAGAGGCTTACTTTGATCTATGTCGCACGTCCTACGACGACCGCCGTAACTGGTGGCCAGGGAAAAGCCGTGACCTGCGCAAGCATGGCGCAGACGCATTCCCATGGGAAGGGGCAGCCGACATGGAGAGTCATGTCATTGATGAACGTGTAACCAAGCTTGTTTCTTTGTTCATCTCCTCGATGAAGCGTGCCAACGTCCGAGCCTTCCCAGTAGAGGCAGGCGACATGGCTCGCTCTAAGGTGGTTTCTAACTTTATGAAGTGGATGGTCTCGTCGGGCTACATTCCACGCTTTGCTCGCGAGATGGAGCTAGGGGCTAACTACTTCCTAGAGCGCGGCATCCTTATTACATACGTAGGCTGGCACAGAGAAGATCGTCGCTTCCTGCAAAAACTAGACTTGAATCAGATTGCTCAGATGTCTCCAGAACTTGCGGAGATGGTCTTGAATGGCGAGAATGATGATGAGCTAGTTGAACTACTTCGGGCTACATTTGACGGCGTTACAACCAAGAAGGCCAAGCGTGCAATCAAAGAATTACGGAAAAGTGGTGCAGCAGAACTACCTGTTGTCCGCCGTCAAGTGGATGCCCCCGAGGTTAAGACCTTAGCTCCTGATGGGGACTTCATGTTCCCTCCGTATGTCACAGACCCACAGCGTGCGCCTTACTGCTTCTGGAGAACCTACTATACAGCGCAGGAGCTAGAGAACAAGGTTGTAACTGATGGCTGGGACTCTGACTTTGTTGACCACGTCATCGATAAGTATCGCGGAGTAAACATTGATAGCATTGAGCGTGAGCAGGAAGGTCGTCGCTCTACAAGCCTCACAGACAACGCTTACGAGGCCAATGAGCTTATTGAGCTAGTCCATGTATACCAACGCCTCATTGACCCAGAGGACGGCTCTGAGGGCATCTACGAGACCGTAATACACAAAGACTTTGACGGAGATGATGGTTTGGGCATTCCATCCTACGCAAAGTTTGAGTTGATGAACGGCTACGAAGACTACCCCGTAGTTGTTACCAAGCTATCCGAGGACTCTAAGCGTCTCTATGACGCACAGACCATCCCAGACATTCTCCGTGGCATACAGCACCAAGTTAAGATTGAGCGTGATTCACGCATTGATCGTAACAGCATTGCCACCCTTCCTCCGATTATGCACCCAGTGGGCAATAGCCCCAAGGACTGGGGTCA